ACACTAACGACCGCATCGGTGATTTCATCCAGACCGGTGGCGGGCCGATGGCTGACTTTTTTGAGAATATCGCGCCCAAGGTTGGGGTGACGGCTGACGAGTTCGCTCGCCTGTCCGGCCCTGAGGCCTTACAGCTCTACGTTCAAAGCCTGGAGGAAGCTGGTGTCAGCCAGAAAGACATGACCTTCTACATGGAGGCCATAGCTTCTGACGCAACAGCCCTTATTCCGCTGTTACGTGATAATGGCAGAGAGCTGAAAAACCTTGGCGACGAAGCCGAACGAACCGGTAATGTGTTCTCCGACATGGACTTTGAGCAGCTGGAGTCCATACGCCGCAGCATGGATGAGCTTAGCGGCGCCGCCACCGGAATGAAAAATGAAGTTGTCATGGCGGCACTTCCGGCCATCGAGGACCTGGTTGACCTATTGAGTGATGAGAGCACGATGGAATCGGCTCAGGCGCTGGGCTCTGCCATTGTCACCTCTATGAACTTCGTTATCGAGGCGATAGACGGCGCCGTTAAGGTTACTCAATTTCTGGCGGAAGAGCTGGCGGCATTCATTCATGGCCCTGCCTTTGACGACATTCCTCGGCTGACGGAAAAGCTGAATGATTTGGGGGATGCGGTTGAAGGACAGGAGGAAAGACTTAAATCACTTCGGCAGACACCGAACCTGATTCCAAAAGAGGTTATTGCTACCGAGGAAGAGCGGCTGAGACGCCTCAGGGCAGAGTATGACGCCGTCTCTGAATTGATAGAAAACGCCCGGAAAAATCAAAGCGCTCAAGCAGGCGCCGGTGATGGCACTGGCGTTGACACAATCGATACATCTGGCTCGGGCACCGGCATTTCATCCGGTGGTGGATCGACAGGCACTGGCGGCTCTTCCGACGAAACCGGCAATGGCGACACAGACTATCTTCAGCGAGTGCAAGCTCTTCGTCAGGCCTTTGAAACGGAAAAACAGATAGCTTTGCGCCTGTACGGGGAGCGCAACGAAGAAATCAACGAGCTATATCAGGCTGACGTGATCAGCAAGATGGAAGCCGACCATCTTAAGATCCAGTCTGAACAGGAAATGCAGGATCAACTTCAGCAGATCCGGCAAAACGCTGCTGATGAGGAAGCACGACTTCAGCAGCAGCGCCAAGCCCTTATTCTGGCAGGCTCAGAACAGCTCTTTGGTTCATTGGCCGACATCACCGGTCAGTTTGCTGGAGAGCAGACCGCACTATACAAAACCATGTTCGCGGTTCAGAAGGCCGCGGCCATCGCTCAATCTATCGTCGCAATTAACACCGGTATTGCACAGGCGTCTGCCGTTCCATTTCCCGCCAACCTTGCCGCCATGGCATCAGTGGCCGCCGCTACCGCTGGAATTGTTAGCAACATTCAGGCGGTATCAATTGCCGGCATGGCCCACGACGGCATCGACAGCGTGCCAAAGGAGGGCACCTGGCTTCTGGATAAAGGGGAGCGAGTCCTCACCTCCCCTCAAGCTAACAACCTCGATGCGTTCCTTGCCAGGCAGCAAGCTGGCGGAGGATCCGGAACTGTGGTCAACGTCATCGAAGACAATTCCCGGGCCGGAGAAACAGAAACCAAAAGAGGGAGCGACGGCCAGGAAGAGGTTAATGTTTTTGTCGCTGACATTATGGGCGGCGGACCGAGAGCAAAAGCCATGCAAACCGCATTTGGACTCAGGAGGCAGGGATACTGATGGCGACCGAGAAAGAGTTTCCCGAGTACCTGCCAACGCCACTTCGTAATGGTTACGGGCTTAAGCCGGCGCCCACGTTTGCCAGGACCAGTATGGCCAGCGGTCGTGCCAAACAACGCCCGGTCAACACCACTGTGCCAACAATGGTTCCTGTGGCGTTCCTTCTTACCCAGGAGCAGGCGCAACTCTTCGAAGCATGGTTCAACTATGAAATCAGCTATGGGACCGAATGGTTTAACTGCCAGCTGGATTCTCCTATGGGGCTCCGCCCTTACGAGTGTCGATTCACCGGCATGTACGAAGGCCCGAAGCTTCGCGGATTGAGGCACTGGGAATACAGAGCGGAGTTCGAGATCCGAGAGCGCCCCGTCCTGAATGAGGAATACTGGCTCTATGGTCAGTCATTTGTCCAAAACCAGAGCATTATCGACGTAGCTCTGAACAGCCTGTGGCCTCAACCATGAGCATTATTGAAACGGTCTACGCTTCTGCGCCATCTGAGCATGTGATTCATCCAACGCTCGAGATCCTGGTGCCGAACTTCGAGCCCATCCGAGTTGTGGCGTCCTTCGAGGATCTGACGGCAACGCTTGAGACTGGCGAAACCGTAACCTTCAACGCAGGCCCGTTTGAATACAAAGAGCCGTCCAAGAACACCCAGGGAAACCAAACCCTGAATTTCTCCATCGCTAACGTCACCGGCGAGGCCCAGAAAGCTGTGGAGGCCGCACTGGAGTCTGGTTCGGAAGTGCCCGTTAATTACCGTGTGTTCCTCTCCAGCGATCTGTCAGCGCCTGCCAATAAGCCCTACAAAATGACGCTGAGAGGCGGAACTTTCGAGGGCATGATGGTGCAGATCGAGGCCGGGTACTACGACCTTCTGAATGCCGCGTGGCCTCGAAAGCGCTACACGTCCGAATTCGCCCCTGGGCTGAGGTACATTTAATGACCCTTGATGAGATCCTGGCGATTCCCTACGAGCCGAACGGGCGCTCCCAGTCCGGAGCCGACTGCTACGGCATTGTCCGGATGGCCCGCGTTTACCTGTTCAATAAGCCTTGGATGCCGGTTCATGGAGGTGTTGAGGGCAGCGACAAACGAGCGCTCACCGATGCAGTCCTGGCGGAGGCGCCAAACTACCGAGAAGTCAGGCCGCAACCAGGTGCAATTGCTTGCGCCTTCCGCGGCTCCCTCTGCACTCACATCGCCATCGTGGTTGATGTAGACGGCAAACGGATGATCCTGGAAACCGATGAACCAGGACGAGGCGGCCATGGCCCGCGCCTAGTCAACTTGCGGTATTTCGAGCAGCGGTTTCTGAAGGTTGTTTACTATGACGATTAAGGTCTACAGCAGCATCATGCCGGGTGAGCCGGCGGAGACTTACGATCGTTCGGGCTTAACCGTTGAGGCTTTCGTCAAATCCTTCACGCCGAATTACCGGCGCGGTGATTCTCAGCCGATCTCCTGCATGATTAACGGCGCCATCGTGAAACCGATGGATTGGGCCGATGTTGTTATCGGTGAGCGCGATGTGGTCGAGTTCCGGCCGGTTCCCTTTGGCGACGTGGTCGATGCTCTTGCCATTGTGTTCCCCACCGTATTTGGGCCGATTGCCGGCCCTCAGCTGGCGATCGAGGCGCTGATCGACATTCCCGGCCAGCAAGGCGGCCAGGGATCTCAGGGCAGCCAGTTAAATCCGGCAGACGCCAGGGCCAATATCGCACGGCTCGGACAGGGCATCCCCGAGGGTTTCGGCTATTACATCCGTTACCCTGACTACCTCAATCAGCCGCGCACGTTTTACCAGGACCGGAAAACGCAGGTGATTCGCCTGCTGCTTTCTGTTGGTGTGGGCGAATACGAGATTGATCCGGACTCCGTGAAAATCGGTGAGACGCCGATCAATGAGCTGAACAACGCGGACTTCACGATCTATGAGCCCGGCGCGGATCTTTCCGGTGTGCCGAATCACGAGAATTGGTTTCAATCACCCGAAGTTGGCGGCACGCAAGGCAGCGCAGGAATCCGGCTGAAGGGCGTCACCTATGACCAGCGCACGTATTTTGGATCAGGCACGGCATCAGGCGACGCGATAACCGGCGTTTCAGTAGGCGAGTTGTGGGAGCCCGGGATCGTTGGGTCTATAAAAATGACCCAGTCCATAACCATTACCGACCCTGGCATTGGTTCAACGCTTATATTCAATGGCAATTTTCAGCACCTTGCCGCTGGCATGACCGTCAACATCGAATCCAATGTCGATGTGAATGGCACCTACGTTGTTTCAACAATCAACGCAGCCAAGGATGAGATCGAGCTGGAGACAACCGGCGGCGATCCTGTAACGGATTCATCAGGCCTTTCCGGTGCCATGTCCATCGAAAAAGCGGGCACTCAGTACGCACTGATCTCAATTCCCGGCGATACAGAGATTCAGGTTGAGCGCCAGCTGGCGGACGGTTCACCTGATCCCGACTGGGATGGGAACCTGCCCTCAGCTGCTGTGACACTGGAGATTGTCTGGAGCGCTGAGGAGTTTACCGGCAACAGGGCCGGACCCTTTGTCGTGTGCCCAGATGGCGAAACCACTGACACCATTGAGATTGATATTTTCGCCTCCTCTGGTTTGGGCGTAGTTGACGGTGAGTCCATCAACGCCAGGAGCCGGGACATTCGGATCGAATACCGCGAAGTTGGCGCCGCGACCTGGCTGGAACAGATTGAGACGGTCAGCGGCAGCACCCGAGATCAGCTCGGCTGGACATTTACCGTCAACCTGCCCTCGGCTATCCGGCCCGAGATCCGGGTGAGCCGTCTCGGAGCGGAGGACGTGTCGGTCACTTCCTTGGACCGCCTGGACTTCACGGCGCTGCGCTGCAAATTACCAACGGTAACGAGTTACGAAGGCATTACCACGATGGCCGTGGATATTGTCGGTTCTGATGAGATTGCCAGCAGCTCCAACAACAAGATCAACCTGGAATTCACACGCAAGTTGCCAACGATAAGCGACGGGGAATTCACGGCCAACGCGGCTACCAGGAGCATCAGCGCAGCTGCGTGCTATGTAGCCAAGTCACTCGGATACGCAGACGACCGGATCAACCTGGATGAGATGGAGCGATACGAGGCAATCTGGACGCCTCGCGGTGACACCTTTGACTATGTGTTCTCAGATGGCACCGCCAAAGATGCGATCGACACCATTCTGAGGGCCGGCTTTGCCGAAATGACCCTGGAAAATGGCGTCATCACCCCAGTCCGAGATCAGCCACGCGAAAAATTCGAGGACGGATACAGCCCTGAGAACATGACAGCTCCCCTCCGTCGCCAGTTCCAGGGCAAGAAAGTGGATGAGCCCGATGGCGTAGAGGTGGAATTCACTAAGGCCGGCACCTGGACAACGGAAACCATCCAATGCCTGCTTCCAGGAGACCAGGCGGTTAAGCTGGATAAGGTGAACCTCAAAGGCGTCACTGACCAGACCCGGGCCTGGCGAATCGGCATGAGGCGAAGGAGAGCCCAGCGCTATCGCCGTTGGACATACTCCTTTGAAACGGAGCTAGATGCTCTGAACAGCCAGTATCTGTCCTACGTGCCCCTCGTGGACGATATACCCGGCTACGGCAAGGCCTCGATTCTGCAATCCATCAGCGCTGACAGGATCGTTGTCTCCGAGCCGCTCGAGTTCGAGGCAGGCAAAACCCACGTCGTTGCTTACCGCTCCGAATCTGGTGACGTGGTTGGGCCGTTTCCGGCAACACCTGGACCTGACAAATACACAGCGCTCGTGTCGATCCCGCAGCCATGGCCAGCCGTTACTCCCTCGGACAGAGAGCCAACCCACATTTACTTCGGCACAACCGACCGCTGGAGCTTTCCGGCCCTGGTTACCGAGATCAGCCCTGGTGGCCCGTTATCTGTTGGCGTTACGGCTACCAACTACGACCCTCGTGTGTATGCCGACGACGACAGCGCCCCAGCTTAAAGCAGCCTAATCCCCAAATGACCCGCCAATGAGCGGGTTTTTTAATGCCTTGGAGAAACAAATGACCAAGTACAACACCGGCAACCCTGTTGGCTCATCTGATCCTCGCGATATGCTTGATAACGCGAAGAACGCAGACTACCTGGAGAATGGCACAGCAGAAACGTATCGCGATCGTTTGGGGAAACCACGCAAGAGCCGCGCCGGGATGGAGAAAGCGTTTAATGATTTCCTGGCTGCAAGTGGCTATGAGTTCCTAGGCGACTACGCCGCGGGAATTGAGGTAACTGCATACAATCAGGTCATTCGCGACGCAGGCCAATTCTGGTCGGCTGCATCAGGAACAGTTTTGCCGTACACCACGACCGGCGCCGGCATGAATGAGGGCGGAGCGTTTGTTGCCCGCGGGGATGCTGTTCTGCGTCAAGATCTCGCAACTGCTGCGAGCGGAAAGGGTGCTGCAATTGTCACAATGGAAGATGGCACCAGTGTTGAAGTTGCGGTCAACAGCCGCGTAATTAAAGTTTCTGGAATCGATGATCTGCCCAATCAGCCTCTCGTCAACGGATTTCAGTACGCTGTGCAGGGTTACTATTCAGGTTCTGTTGAAGGCGGAGGGACCTTTATCTTCGATTCGGGCCGCTCAAAGTCGGATCACAACGGCATCAACATCATTTCGCCAACGGTCGCCTGGTCAGGTGAAAAGTCCACGCTACCAGATTTTTTGAACGCAATTGGTGAGACTGATCCGACCGGAACAGGTTGTTTCATCGCCGTTGGGAACAGAAATCAGGGCGCCTGTGCCGGCATCCTCCCAGGCACTGGAGACACTGACACCATCCCTTTTCAGGCTCTCGTTGATTACGCGAGCTCCAATAACCTTGATTACATTGAGCTATCCCCAGGAGATTATTCTTGCGGCCCGCTGACCAACCCGCAGAACGTCCAATTCATCGGGGAAGGCGCCATTTTTTCAGGAATGACCCAGCGAGTGGGGTCCAAAGTTTCTCGCGGAAGGCCAAAGTATATCCTTCCGACCGGTTTTTCATGGGCTCCGTTCGCTAGCTACTTCATTAACGCTAGTGGAAAAGCTGAAGTCGCGTTCAATGTGAAAGACTTCGCATTAAGCAGCGAGGCTGTTTCGATACTCGATGTGTTTGTCGACTATGAAAATGGCGATGACAGCAACCAAGGCAACGTCCGATTGCCAAAGAAGACCATCAGCGCAGCTCTGGCACTGGGCTCGGCGGGCATCATTTGGATAAAGTCGGCAACCAACTACAACAGCGCGAGCATGGTTGTAGATTCCTCTTATTCGAAACCATTTCTGCAGATCAAAAGTTGGTCAGGAAAACCTGTAACGATATGGAATGGGCCGGATCCTTCTGACCTATCGTGGACTGTTTCGGGTAGTTTTTCTGCAACCTACGAAACCGGAGTAAGCTCAGCGTTTGGCGTTTTCGACACGACAATAGTTGACGAAGATGGTCGCTACAAAGGCTTAACAGAGCGCTCTAGCGCAACAGAGGTGAACAACAACCCGGGCAGTTGGTACTTCGATTCAGGGGCGAGCACACTTTACGTTAGGAGATACACCGATTCAGCGCCCGGCCAGGATCTTCTTGTGCAGTCCAATGGAGGTATTCGGGTTGAGGATAATAAAGCTCTTCTCCTGGAAAACGTTAAATGGCAAAGCGGTGATCCGGTCAAAGCCTACGCTGCAAATGGCAACAAGCCTCGCTTTTACATGTATGGCGGGGAACTATCATACGCGTTGAACTTCGGGCTCGACGCAGACGGTGCTGACTCGTTTGTAGAAAACGTCGTGGCCTACGGATGTGGTCTGGATAACTTTAATTACCACGAGGACTCAACAGGCTCTCTTAACTGCAACGCCATTGAGATAAACGTCAAAAGCTATGGCTCAGGAAGCCTTAAGAAGGGGGGCGCAGAAAATAAAAATGGGTCTTCAATGCACGATTCCGGAAACATCATCCGAATTAACGGCGAATACTACGGTAACTATGGACCAAATGTCATAGACACGACTAACGGAGTTTCGCTCAACGTTTGCACGCTTGCCGAGGAC